CATCAAACTTTACATCTGAAATTTCTTCTAATTCATTTCGAAACACATAAGACATACTATCTATCTTCTTCAAGAATGCTGTATATGTATCTTCGTCACGTATCATATCACTACTATATTTATTGCCCGCAACTTGATGCGCTGCAAAATATAAAGTAATATCATCACGAGTTTTAAATCGTTTACCTATTTTAGATAATTGGAATTTATCAGGCCTCTTCCAATAGGCTCGTTCCGTTACATTTGTTTTAAAATTATACTTAAAACAATCGTAAGTTCCGTTGAAATGCAGATTAACTGCGTTGTGTAATTGAAATGCTTCATATCCCGTCATCCTCATATAGGCAACATATGTGTAGGGTTTCCACCAATTAACAAGTTGAGTTGCTTTGCCTCGAACTCTACATGTTCTATAATCTCCTTAGAGATAAGTTTTTTACTGTCCCTAAGGTCAATCTCGTTGTTCTCACACACGTCTATGACTGCATCCATATAATTGCTATCTTTATGCGTACGAACATATGTTTCAACTAAACCTGAAAAAGACTTCTTATTAATGTCATCCATTATTTTTGTACCCCTTGATTATCATAAGCTGGCGAGAGAGTTTGCCAATGCATTTGTTTCTCTTCATTCTCACCATAAAAATCTAGAGACCATACGCCTTCACGCAGATATGTTTCACAATGATTCTTATAAACTCTTGATGATTCATACTTAGCAATCGCACCTCGTTCATTACGATGAATCGCTTGACGTAATCCAGCAAGTTTTATTTTGGTGGACTTAATATATAACTTAACATTCACCATTGATAATACATGGTCTTCCGCTAATGCTAGTACATTAGATGCAATGTTCTTATAGGTTGTAGGCTTCTTTGCTGCCCTTGCTTTAGCCAGATTGACCGCAGCTGCTGCACGTTGCTCTTCACTCATCTTTCGTCTTACCATAATATATCCTTATTCGTTTTAATACATCTATTATAACATGCTTTTAGACGTTTGTACACCCCTAACCCTTATATATTTTTAATATTTGTCCTTCGAATGCTTCTACCTTATCTACTCGATTAGGCCATTTAATATATTCTTTCTCAGGGTTAGCCTTAAGATTGTTAAGTAGTGGCGTGATTGCGTTATATAATTTGTCAAGCTTATCTTGTGTGTTAGTTGCACTTGCTGTTGATGAAGCAACTTCTTTTGCAACATCTAGCTCTGCTTCATCTACAAGTGTAAAGCCGAAATCGAATTCTGCCATGTTATCCCTCTGTTAATAGTTTGATACCAAGGGCCCAGTTCTCTGCCGCATCTTCCACATAGCCTAATGCTTTGTATGGAAAATCTTCTTGCATAAGTCTGACGCCATTAGGGTCTTTATATGTAATTGAAAAAAATGAACGCTCACCGTCCATTCCTGTTACTATTTGATATACCTTAGCTACACTACCATCGTCCTTGTAGTATTCGCTCATTAATTTAGTATTATTCATGGTCTCTCCAATAAAATAAATGGGGGCCCGAAGACCCCCGAAGTTTAGAAAGCTAAAGTTGCTTTCAGAGTAGTTACGCCATCAGCGCTTCCAGTCTTAGCCCATTCACCTGTCCAAATACCACGTGTTAATTCCACTTTCTTAGTAGATACACCAGCACCAGTTTTGGCCATAGTACCTTTAAGAGTACCTAAGCCAACGAATGCTTTTGATACAGAACCTTCATTTTCTGAAGTTCCATCTGCATTTGAATCGTGATTAGCACTAAGTGTTAATCCTGCAACAGTAGTTGATACTGTTACATCATAATTATTTCCCGCAGTTACTTTGTTATATACAACTATAGTATCAATACCAGCTGTAGAAAAAGTACCCGTTGTTTCACGTGTTGATGATGTAACATCAGTCATGGCAACTTTAATACCAGCAAGTGTACCTGATGCGTCAATCGTTGTATCACCACCTGAGATCTGATTAAGACCAAGTGTGATTGGACCAGCTTCCATTGTTACACCTAAAACAGTTGAATCTGGATCATCACCAGACTTATCACCTAACGTAAATGTTAGAGGACCTGTTGTAGTTTCAACATACATATCATCTACTGCAAAGTCTTTATCAAGAATAACTGTAATAGCTGAATTTCCTGATGTACCTTTCCAAGTAGTATGTATGTCTTGAGTGTATGCACCATGTGAATCTAGTGTACCCTCATACAAACCTGATAAACTGATACCTGCAGATGTAGTTGCAGATACTGCTATCACTGCCGTCGCAGTTAGTAGTTTTTTAAACATATTTTTCCTTTTATTATTTTTATAAAAATATATCTTTTTTTAAGTAGTGATACTTAAACTACTGAGAACTATTTATATACTTCTTGTATAACATTTCCTCTTTTTCATAAGCTTCATTTTCATCAAGCTCACGATTTTCGTGTAATTGTTGAACGTGCACCATCTCATGGCACACTGTTATGATAGACTCCTTGAACCCAAGGTGTGTATCGATTTCAATATCGTATTCATCATCTTCAGCTGAGTCTGTTGTCCAGCCTTTAACATTGTCTTCACTAAGATCTTCTGTTTCTAATGATACAAGAATTTCGTCAGGAATGTTTAATTCCTTTTTACAAAATATTACAACGTCTTCTAGTAATGCCATTGCAGCACCTCCATCTTTATTCAGGTCGGTACGCTGCTGTAAGTGCAGCGGTATGCTTCTTAGCTATTGCCTGCATAATTTCTTCTGAAGTGGCATTAGGCTTGAATTTCATTGGTAAAGATCTTTTTTGTCCAGGAATAAATACCATGACGCTAGGACCAAAACGAGAATCACTTTCGTCAGTCTTAATAACTGCACAAAGCACTTGGACTTTGGGTGCGATTATAACTGTAACAAACTGGTTTGGACCCTTAGAAGGAAGACCAGAGCTCTTATTTTTCCATTCAATGTGCTTCGTATCTATAGAATAGGCTTTATAATGAAAGTCTGAGGTAGCAATAGAAGCTATGCGCCTAGCATTTTCCCAATAGTATGCAGTGTATGGCTTTGATGCAATATCACGTTTAGATATACCTAGATCATCTGTCATAATATCGGAGTGGGCATTAGCGCCTTTACGTTTATCCCATTCACGATCGCGTTGAGCGGTGTATTCAGGATTGATAGCGTTATTTTTAGCTTCACTTAATATTGTTTTTAATGTTTTCATAGGTATGCCCTTTAGTTGTTACAAATATATTTATATTTATATCATTGCATGTTTATAAATCATGCCATACGACGACGTTGGGAAAGAAGAGCGTACTTAAAATTATCAGAACCTGCCTCATTGGCATAAGAATCTCCGTATCCATCTAAGTAATCTTCGTGGTATTTTTCTACAACTGCATTGCCCTTACAAGATTTTGGTAGTTGTTGTGGATTTTCACCCAATTGATTTGCAGTCCAACCTGCTACATAAAACCTAGACTTAGATCTTAAATATGAAACTTCTTGTTGTGTACCTATACTGATTGCTAAACCCATAATATAATTATCCTTTATTTTTTAGTAAAAATCTTGTCAACAAAAACTCCACAACCTACCGCAATTACCACAGCAATATACGGATTAGTGGTAAATACAGCCACTCCAACAAAACCAATTAAACCACCGGCTGTAAACCTCAATAGAGGATATACAAATCCGGTGATACCTTTCTTCTTACTCATCACACTTCACCTGTAATTAATTTATAAACATCTTTCCAGGTTTTGGCACGATCACATTCATAGGTATTGTTCTTGTTCCAAGAGTGATCAATAAGAATTCCTCTTAGACCTACCTTGTTACCCACTTCAATGTTAGCGGCTTTATCTTCTAGCCACCAGCATTCAGTACCTTCCCACTCTTTCAAAGCTTCGTCTTTGTCCTGGCCAGTATTTAGAATAGTAAAACCATCCCACATAGTAGCACCGAAAACGTTTCTTAAGTTCTCTTTACGATACTCTTGAGCAAGACGATCATTAGTTTGTGAAGTGACTACATGGAAAAGATATCCATGCTCTTCATGTAACTTACGAACATACTTAATAGCATCACGTAAAGGAGATAAAGTTTTCATCTCTTCAGACTTGTTAAACTTACTAACAAACCTTGAACCAGTTTTTTGTTCAACACCAATAGCTTTTGATATGTTGTAATGATCACTAAGACGTTCATAACCTTCAGTTGCTTTTAGCCACTTATAGAAATGGTATTCCCAATCTAATAGTACGCCATCACAATCTGTTAAGATTACTTTGTCACTAAGTTGTCGCATATATACTCCTTCGTGCTGCAGATTCGTCATAACGATCCATGATATCCCATGCTTCTTTAGGGAATTCGGCGAAGGTACAACCCATAGACTTTTGTAAGTCTGGTGTTTGCATTTCATCGGGATCAAGGAAAGGATGAAAACCTTTAGCATCAAGCCAAAGTTGACATGAACGAAGGCGCATACCTTCTAGTTGATGGATCGTTTTACGATCAGCTGCTTTTATAAAAGCCATAATATATCACTCCATACGTAAATATTAATAATTATTAAACTAACTACAATGACGTTATTCAAAGTCATGAGTCTTCACTTTTTTTGTTGGTAGACCATGAGTTGTTAAACCCCTTATAGTATCCACCGTTTTGTTTTGCTAGAGTTTCAGCCGTTTGCTCTGGAGTAATGACTGTAACTTTTCCACCGTTATCAAGAAATTCTTGAACTTCTTTAGATGGTTTTTTAATTGGGTATTCAAATTCTGTTATCATTTATTGTTTCCTATATTCATTAATATACATATATTATATCATAGTTGGACAGTAATGTACACAACTATTTTAGTTTTCTTTATATTAATTTGTTCTAAGCTTATTCATAATAATTCCTTTTTTTATTTTAATATACATATATTATATCGTGTTTTGAGCTTCTTGTGTAAGAAGTTTCCACACAAATAGTAGGTCTATTACCAATTAATCACCGGCTTTAATTCGTTAATTAAGAATGCCTCAATAGCATCAATCTCAGAAGAAGTATATCCAGTCATGTCAATAGCAACAGGATTAATCGCTAGCTCAGTAATGTTTCGCTCTTCCATCCATTCATTATATTTCCTACCTGACATTTCTGCTTTAGATGTAGGCTTTGCAAATGATCTTGAATGGCTGCTTTGTCGAGCACCAACACTGTTTGAAGATTTTCCGACATACATCACTTGGCCAGTCTTCATAGCTCTATGGATATAAACACCAGGAAAATTAACTTTCTTATTGTTTTTACCTGTAACCCAACTCGAACCATCATCAATAATCAGTACTTTATGTGCCAAGTTCTTTGTGATTGTGGGTAGTATCTTATTGATATCACCATGTAGATCACCAAAAATATCTTCAAATAGTTTAGTTGTTTTCATAACAATTCCTTTTTATCTTAATATACATATATTATATCATAGTTAAAGGGTAATGTACACAACTATTTTCATTCTGCTTATACCAGTTTGTTCTAAGTTTATTCATAACAACTCCTCTTTTATCTTAATATACATATATTATATCATGTTTTAGGGGTCTTATGTAACTATTTTTAAAAATAAATGTTTTATCCTACAAAATCAATGTTCTGTAGGATAATATTCTAATAATCTTGGATTGCGTTGATAAGCTGTTTATCCCAATTATCGCGATGTTCGATGAACACCTGAGGTTCTGCATCATCTACAGAGATAATTGTTACTAGTTGTGTTACTGGAATGCCTGTTCGTTCTTCCCATGCAATAGCATAGAAGCACTCTTGCATAAAGTACTGTTCAATCCAGCTTTTCTTTTTTGTTTTCCTCGATGTTTTATAATCGATTATACTTAGTTTACCATCGAACTCTGCCACACAGTCAACTCGACCTGCAACCTTTAAGTGATCTGAGTACAACGGTAATTCTTGTCCATATACTATACCAATACGTTGATCTAATATATCTTTAATTCGGTTGAAATCATGCAGGATATTAGGCATTGCACCTTTTGCATAAAGCGGATCATTGTTTACATACTTCTCGCACATAGCATGAACTGCTGTACCACGTCCTGATGCTTGTCTTGATATCTTATTTGCTTCTTCATGACCAATGCGATCTCGCCAAGCCATAATGGCGGCTTTGCTTAACTTACCAAGCACTGTTGTTATTGATGGGTAACTACCCTTAGGCGTGGCATACTTTCTACCGCTCTCTTCTGTTACAGCCACAAGATCATTATAACCTAGATCAATTGGTTCATGAACAAACATCAGTTAATTCCTTTATTCATTCTGGAGAAATGACCAGCTGTTTTATGAATGTCTTTCATGCGATCTTTAAAAGCATCAGTTGTTTTTGAATGCACATCACCATGACTTGCTATTGTTGTGGGTGCACCAATCATCTGAGTGCAATTATTGTCTATATAATATTGTTCAAGCTTTGTGTGAGACATTGTGTCATCCCACTCCATTCCATTTTCTTTATTTCGAAACGTGTATGTTGGCATCTTCTTTCTCCCTTTTAACTATACTCTGCCACCAGCCAACTAACCACATTACTTTAAGCGGGTAGTGCTGAGGGTCTGGTAATTCATTTTTAAAATATTCCATAAATTCTTTCAATTCTTTGTCAGACTCAAAGTATTTCAAAACTCACCGGCACAATCAATAAGCATTTTCATTCTATGATTCACTAAATAAGTAAGTATATTAGAACGATGAGGATATTGATAATTCTCATATTGTTGAATAGCTTTATCAGAGATATGCTTAGGTGTACGATCTAAATCAATCATTTCACGATTACGCATGTAATTTCTAAACACTTCTGTAGGCATAACATCTTTAAGATTATTTCTATTCTCCCACCATTCAGCAAGTTTCTTTTTTGTCATGGGCGATTGGCGAGTATTATTAACAAGACAATCATCGGAAGAAAGCACATTAGGAACACCATCACTAGAATCACCTTTAAGAATATGTTCAAAGATATATTTAACAGGGTTATCATCTTTGACAGCTTTATTAAACATAGGGGACCACTGTACAACGTGGCCATACTTTTGCAATTGAATAAAATCTTTATCAGCAGAAACAATAACAACATCTTCACCAATAAGAGGTGTAGACTTTTCTATAGTTAATGCACCAATGATATCATCAGCTTCAGCACTATCAATTTTAATAACAGCGTAAGGGAAGTTGGTACGAAGATCAATGAGAGTAGATTCAATTAGATCGAATATCATTGTCCAGTCGTGCTTATCTTTACTACGAGTAGTTTTACGGTTGGCTTTGTATTCTGGGAATACGTCTTTGCGCCAAGAGTAGCTATCACAACATATGACTAGTTTGCCATGCTGTGATTCAGGATATTTTTTCCTGTACATACGAAGGTTATTAAGGATAATATGTTTTACCAAATTCTCACTTAACTCTTCACCATGGCTTAGCTGTCCCATAATAGAACTTATTGCTAAACCGTTGAAATCAACTAAAACCATAATTTATCCTTTGAGTATTTCTTAATATATACTACTATTATAACACACTTTTATGCGTTTGTACATACTTTTCCGATAAATTTTTTACAGAACCTACACCAATTTTTACTGCTATAATGCCATTATAGTTTTCAGGGTTTAATAAAACCTCTTCATCAAATTGTATCTTAGCTTCCATATAGTTTGTATCACCTCTTGATTCACACAAACATATAATTTCACGGGTAAAATTTTCCTGACCTAACTCTTCTATATCAGCTGTCAACCTATTGCTTGACCCCCAATACTCTTTCCAGTTAGTTTCCTTTACAGACTTACGTTTTCTTTTAAACCCCTTTAAAGGCTTAAGCTTTTGGATGGTTGTAAAGTATTTCCTACCGACATAATCGTGACCAGTAATCTTATTAGTGATCCGATATATAAAACCGTAATACTCACCAATGTCATCAGAAGTAAATTCTTTACCTTCATACATCCAACATGTTGTTATCACTTGTCAATATATCCTGCACGCAATATGTCATTGTCATCATCGCCAGCCTCAAATCCACCACGTTCAGCCAATGCAATGTCAGTACCACAGAACGGACAATAAGGAGCTTCAATCCCTAACTCACCCGTGTCAACTTCAAATCCAGTATCTTCTATTACCATCACAGCATATTCCTGGCTGTTACAC